AATGTTCTTTGATGAATTTAATAACTTTATTGTAATGAGCAAAAACTATTTAATGCCAGATACAGATGAGCGACCAACAGACTTTGTGCTATCTGGAACCAATAACCAGACAGATTCTGGGGTAATTGAAAATGCTACATCTGGAAACCTACCAAACATAATTAGCATAGCCTCAGAAGATAAAAAGGTATATAACGGAGGAAACATTTCCTACACCGCAAGATATATCCAAAGATCATATGGAAGTATTAGACAAGCAAATATGGTTGATAGAGATAAGACCTGGATTTATAAGCCTGCACTTCTATGGGAAGTTGCTGGAACAGAGAATACTAAAACTATTAATGAGGTTGCTTCAAAGCAGGGCAAGTATGTTCTTGGAGCAATGCCACTTAACTCTGATCTAACCTCATCTTTACCAGTTGTTCAAAACGGTATAGTTATAAATAATGTTATGGACATAGGAGAAAATGTCTATTGGTTAACAAGATATCAAGGATACTTCTATTCTGGTGGAGAAGTAATAAGATATGATGCTGCAGAATTTAATATAACTGGTACAGGAAATGTATGGATTAGTAGTAATCAAGAGTACCAAAAATACTTTGCATCAATACCATTTAATGGAAAGATATATCCAACAGGACTAATTAGAATATTTTCAACACCATACTATGAAACTGTTGATGGAATAAGCAGACTACAGCCTGGAGCAGTATACGAGCATGGTAGAGGTCAGTTTGGTACGCCAGTAGTTGCTCATACCGCTGGAATTAACACTTACTGGTCAGACAATGCATACGTTCGTGGTTGCAACATGCAAACACAATACCTATTTACAACAACTTTAGATCAAAATCTATCTGTACCAGCAACAACGCTTGGTGCTGCTGGTGTTAACAATACCCTTGCTAGACAAACAACAAGAAATGGCATAATTAAAAACTTTATGTCAACTAGTTATTTAACAGAAACAGATGTAAATAGTCTTAAGTCTACACAAACAGGAACTGTTCAGTCTTCAGCACTTGTAATGAATGGCCCATCATTTAAAACAACAGATGTTCCAATTAACTTTGTATCGTATCAATACAAACAACTTGATAACGCATACAGAAGTTTTGGTGCAAGAATGAGAATTATTGGAAAGATTGAAAACAACGAAACCCGTGGACAGACACCTATTGGAAGCATATCTTACTACCAAGTAAATAGCGCACAGACAAATCAAAACGTTAGCATAGGCGGTGGCTCTGGTGGTTTAGCAATTATGTTGAATCCAGAAACAAACAATGGCTACTACTTTGAAATTGTTGCTTTGACTGAAACAAATGTTGAGTCTTACTTAAAACTTGATCAAACTGGACAAGCAGAAGTAAACATTAACAACGTTGTTTTTTATAAAGTTAAGAAGGATTTATCAAACAATAATGCAATTCCAGTTAAACTTTGGGGCGGCCTAACAAGCATAAGTGTTGACGACGGTAGATTTACTGGACAGTATAGGCTGTCTGGAGAAGAAAAGCCAACCGTATATGATTTATCCGTAGAATATCAAGACATTGGAACACTGCGTAGATTTTACTTATATATTAATAATAAGTTAATTAAGATTGTTGACGACACAGATCCACTACCAGTCTATAACAACATTGCTCCTTTTGTTAGAGGATCTTCCAGGGTAATGTTTGAAAACCTATATGCTATAACAAATAACTATTCACAAAATACAGTATCAGTGGTAGGAGAAACACTATCTGATGTATTTGGAGATAGCGAAATTGATGCAAATGAATCATTTAGAAAGTATGCAATCAGTGGCTTGGTTCAAGGAACATATCTTACTGGTATAAGTTCAGAACAACCACCAAAATATAATATGTATTTTGAAGAGTTTGGTTCTATTATGCGTGAATGTGCTTATTTTGATATTAAGTATGATCGTTCATACCCCGCATTGTACGCACAACTATCTCCAACATTTAACAGAATCAAGGGGTATACAGTTTCTGGTTTCCAGGCAGACTCATATGGTGCAGAGTTCTTAATCTTTAATGCTTCTGACACTGCTTTAAATCTTGATGAAACAACTGGCAACTATCTAAGAATTCAGGGTATTACATTTACACAAGATACATCATACCAATTAACCGTAGATGAATATTTTAAGAAGCAAGGAAACCTATCAGATCCAGAACTACAGGGAAGCACGTTAATAACATCTCCACTTGTAGAAAAAGCAAAGTATGATGAAATTAAATTAAGTAGGCTAATCTATGGAAAGAATGATTTTTCAATTGAAACACCATATATCCAAAGCCAAGACGATGCAAATGAACTAATGGGATGGATTATTAATAAGGTTATGCGTCCTAAGAAATCAATTGGTATTAATCTGTTTTCTATACCAACCTTACAACTGGGAGATATTGTTACAATTGATTATAAGAATACTGATAATCTAGATCTTGTTGCACAGGAATCAGACAGGTTTGTGGTCTATAATATTGGATACAACAGAACCTTGTCTGGTCCATCTATGACAGTATATTTGAGTGAGGTGTAAAATGACAAATAATAATTCAATATCAGCAACACCACTTACTCCATCAACGCTTGGTGTAGGCATATCAAATAACAACATTAACCCAGTACTAACTGCACCAATAGATACAATTTTGTTTAATGACGACTCTGTTCCAGTAGAAATAATGGCGGACATTATCTTTGAAAATATTGGTGGACAAGAGTTAATTAACATTGCTAGAAATGATACAGTTAATGGGCAAACCGTTTTATACCAGCCAATTAAAAACTTGACAGCCATTCAGCAACAGTATAATCCAAACAATATTCTTAGCCTAAATGCTACATCAGATAAATATTTTCAAAACTTTTCAATAAAGTTTGATGAAAAGGTTCCAGTAGAAGGCACTGGTCCAAGTGGGGCTCACGTTTATATCGACCCAGCAACTGGAGAGTTAGTAGTTGAGTCTATTAATTTAGCAGAAGATGAGCAGGTAGAGGTAGAAATTACGATAGGTGGTACAATATATGAGGCGGACATTTAAATGATAACTAACACTGGAAAATCTATAATTGGTAAGTATTTGCTTGGACAGGCTCCAGCATACGCTTCATATATTGCTATTGGGTGCGGAGCACAGCCACTTGCAACAGTAGATCCATATGGAGATTACTCTGAAAAGCAAAACCTAGATTTTGAAATGTTTCGTGTACCTATATCGTCTAGAGGGTTTGTAAACGACGGTGCAACAGAAAAACTAGTCCTTACAGCAGAACTACCAACAGAAGAAAGATATGAGATTACAGAAATTGGATTATATTCTGCAGGCTCAAATCCATCTGCTGGTGCCTACGACAGCAAGACTGTTTTTGCTTTTACACAAGGAGAAAACTGGCAATACCATACAGCGGTATCAGCAACATCTATCCCTACAATTACAGAGCCATTAGATGATCCACTAGATGATAACGTAATTGCAACTACGGATCCAGTTTTTCAAACAAACGCAGATAACTCAATTTTTTACAAGTCTCCACGACCAGAAAGATATGAACGTGCAAGATTCTTAAATAATATTATTTTAATTCAAGGAGATGATTCAGATCTAACTGTAGATGCTACAACTGGAAGCGCTGCTGGACATTTTGTAATTGAGTCTGGATCTAATCACATACACTTAACTGGAGCAGATGTTAACTTTAGCAGAAACTCTCCAATAGATGAACTAAGACTTGCATTTTCTATCATTAGCAAAGATGGAGACTCTTCAGCAGTTCCAGACACAGTTAGAATCTTGGTTGATTTTGCAGAAACAGAAACAGAAAATACTGGAGAATTTGCTAGATTTGAGATTGAACTAGAAAACGGAAACGGTAGTGGAGCAACTTATGATTTTGCTGCCAATAGATACTATGTTGCATCTACACAATTGCAAGAGTTGTATCAGACACAAGGGTTTACTTGGAATGCTGTTACTGTAGTTAAAATTTATGCATGTGCGATTGTGTCAGACGTTCCTTCTGAGGATTACTACATTGCTCTTGATGCACTTAGACTAGAAAATATTGCAACTACAAACCCGCTATATGGTTTAACAGGATACTCTGTTGTTAAAAATACAGATGCAGAGACAATTGTTAAATCACCAAACACAAGCAATTATATTGAATTTAGATTTTCTGTCGGGGTAACGTAATGGCTAATGAAACAATTAAGAAATTTAAAGTACCACTTACAGATATGCCACCAATTAGTAGCATAACAGAAGGCTATGACTTAAGATATAGGATTATATCTTCAGACAAGAATAGAACTTCTCATTGGTCTCCAGTGTACTTGATACAGCCAGATTATACTTTTGTTCCTGGCATTATTCACTTTAATAAGGCTGGAGATATTGCATCTATTGTATGGGATGCTGTAACTATTAATAAAATAGATGGTGCAAGTACTTATTTTATTAGAAAAGAATCTCAGTATGATTTTTGGGTAAGATGGGATAGGGGTGGAAATAATGGTGATTGGTTATATAAAGAAAGATTGTCAACAACTTCTTTGTCTATTCCAGTTCCATCTACATATACCGTAAATGGTGTAGTTCAACCAAGTGCCCCAAATAGAATGAGTGTTGAAGTATACCTTCCAGGATACCCAATTGAAAGATCAGACGGTGCTGCTGGAACACCGTTTCTAAAAGTTTACAGACTTCTTAACCAGACTGTTTAATGATATAATGGAGAGATAATGGCTAAAGTACCGCTACCAGAACGAGGACAACCTCTAGATTTAACATACATTTAT